TTCAGTCCTGCTGTCAATCCTCCTGCTGCTCTAGTAGTAAATACTAAGTTGGAAACTAATTGAGAGAGGTTATTTGCCATACCTCTAATACCGTAGTTCGAGTCAGATATGGTACGACCAAGTTCTAATACAGTTGCAGTTGCGCCACCAGTTGCACTACCTTTAGCTTTTCCTTTGCCTGCATTTATAGATAATTGTTTTATCTCTTGATTAAGTTTTTTTGTGCTTACAGTAACATCATTTATTGAAGCAGTTGCCTGATTTCCTTCTACAACAATTTTTATTACTTTAGTAGTTTGTGAATTAGTTGCCATTATCTATTTCGTTTTATTGCGTTTTTAAATTCTTTCCAATTAGTAGGAGCTAAATATTTGCCTTTGGCTATCTTTATATCCTCGTCATCTATATGCCAATCTGCTGCTCCTAATAAATCTATTATATCTCTTATCATACTACTTCATTCATTAACTCTAGGTCTGCTTTACCTGTATTAATATTCATCTTTATTTTGTTTATCTTATATTTCTTAGCAGAAATAATAAGCCTGTCGTTTAGTTTAAGCTTATTAACTATCTTAGCTGGTAACACTACTTTAAACTTAGACAATCTAGCTTTTTCGCTATATATACCTGTTACATAATTAAAGTAAAAGTTAGCAAACAGACTTTCATTGTTTGGCAGATTAGTGTCTGCAAAATATTCTTCTTGCTCTTCACCAAAATGTATGGTTTGTAGATTAGCAGTAGGGTTTGTTGTACCAGAAACAATATGAGTTCTAGTGTTTGCAGGTCTTATGTATTTAGTTATTTCAGTTGAACTATCCTCAAAGTACATCTTATAGTCATCAGTTGTAGCGTGCTTATGACAATAAATAAGTAACGGTTTGCCTAAAACAGGGTTCTCATCTTCACTAACCATCCAACCCCATTGTGTATTTGTAAGAGCATTTGTTCCTGACTGGTCTGTCATTCTCTCATACATCATGTGTTCAAACCCTAACTCAACATCATACTTACCCCCATCAAATGCTAAAGGACTATCTATTTCATCACTACGGTTATCTAGTCTTTCATTACCAAACTCATCATTTGTTATTTCATTGCTATGTATTATTGCGAAAGTAGAAGGGTCGCTATATTTAAAGTTAATTTCAGAATATATGTTTGCTTTACCAACACTATGTTTATCAGTATACAAATATTCTGTTATGTCATAATTTGTTCCTTCAGAATAATAATCATCTAAAGTCATTACTTTTATTTTACCAAAATCTGCATTTGTGTTTCCGTTATTTAATATTTTCCTGTCATCATAAAAAGCAATAAGATTAAACATCTTAAATATAGATGTTAAGAAATCTATAATTTTTATCTTTGGCATATTTGCAGACATTTCTAATCCTGAAGACACCGTAAATGTATTGTTTGATGTAGCTGGGTTTGTTATTGTATAATTAGCATCATAATGGGGAGGAGTGCTTGATGAAGATGTGTTTTTTGTGTATTTTTCTATTACTAAAGAATTTATCGTAGCAGTTTGTATTGCTCCTACAGTTTTAAGTTGAAATACTGGTGTATAGACCCTGCTACCAAAAGCAAAGCTTGGTATTTGAATTAGAAATGTAAACACCGATGGACTACCCACCCCTACGCCTGTAGAAACCGAGTCAGGGGTTATTGTATTACCTGTTTGTGTGTCTAATAATTCAGCAGTATATGTAGCTCCTGCACCTCCAGTAGCTGTAACACTAATAATATATTTATAATAAACCCAAATACGATTGCCTACAAAAGGTGAGCCTGATATTGTTGATACTAAGTCTGTGTTTCCAGTATTACTTCTTGGGTCATCATTACCTGTTGGAGAGGTGTTTGTAAATGTAAATTCACCTAAACCTATTGATAATACGCTTTCTCCAATTTGTGTTGCTAAATCACCTGCTTCTCTATGTAACCACAAGTATAGCTCGTGGAATGTTGCATTGCTTGTGTTAAAGAAATCTGTACTAAAAGTAATATTGTATTTTTCTTCTATTGCCTTTATGATATGATAAATTCTAATTGCAGGCTTTAAGTCTACTAGACTTATACCGTTGCCAGTAGAGTGAGCTTTTACATTCCTAGAAGGAGTGTCAGTTTTAGTTACAGGAGTATTAGAGCCAGTAGAATCATAATAGTAATGAGACCTACCACTAATAAAAGGGAAACACAAGTCGCCTGCTGTGTTTAAATCATTGTCAACAATACCAACACCAGCTTTATTATATCCTTTTACAAAACCATCTTTGGCAAATGGAGTGGTGTAAGGCTGATTAAATGCGTTTAAGTAAGAGCCAACGTTGTCAGGAAGTGAATCTAATTCATCATCACCAAACAGTCTTTTTATGTTAATGGTTTTACCATAAAAAACAACCTTATATGAAAAAGGCTGTTGGTTCTTCATGCTAACATCATTTAGACTTATAAAACCTTGTCTGTAATCTTCCCCATTTATCTTAATTAACGCTTCTCTTTTTACTCTAGCATCAAAACCACCATCTATATCAAAGTTGTAGTAGTGTTTAAATATCTTGTTGTTAGCTGTACTTGCAGGTACGTTAAACTGTTGTGAGTAATCGGTAAACACTTTTGCTATATCTCTGACATCTTTTATAGAGTTAGTTATGTTTATTGACTCTTCGTCAAATAAGTCTAACTTATAGTAATAAGGAATCTCTAATAAATCTGCTGGATTTATTTGTCTAATACTTACATATACCTCTACTTGTCTTCGCATTATCTTACGCTGTTTATTTTATCAAAAGCAAATTCTACTTGTATTGTGTAGTTTATTAACTTGTCGTTTAATTGTGTTTGGAATGATAAGTCGCTAGACTTGACTGTAACAGGCAATGTCTTGTTATCATATTCTATCCAAACTAATTCACTTAATGTAAACTGCCTAAATATTTCATTGTATTCTTCAGGATAAAAACCTGTATTTAGTGTTAAAGTTTCTTTAGCATTAATATTAAATGTCTTATACTGGTGGTCGAATGTATTGTATGTTCCTGTAGCTGATAGTAAAGTAGATGACCTAAAGCTTTCTTCATCTTTCTTCATTGATAAATTACTTCTTTTAAACATCCATAAGTCCTGTAAAGCACCATACTTATTCACAAACACCATTTTGTAAGGAGTATGCTTACATTCATCTATATTTCTCACTTCTAGCCTTGTTACTCCTTCTACTCCATCTACATACACCTCATCTACACCATAGATTCCGTTTTGTGCTAAAAAGTTGTTTAGGCATTGACTGTTTTCAAATGTACCTCCGTCTTGTAATACTCTATCTTCGTAACTATCTGCGCCTGATTGTGTTTCGTTGCTTATGTATTGTATATAGTCCTTAGAGTTTGTTTGGTTTGCAACTGCTTGTGTATATATTTCTTGATTATTGTAAAAGAAAGATACAGATGTTGTATTGTTTGCATCAACAGGTATTCTTAAAGGAGAATCATCTGGTTTAATTATTATTTTGTTGCTTATGAGTAGTCCTTGTAGTAATTCTGGATTTGCACCGTCTTCAAAGTAGCCATATCCATCAAAAGCTTTAGCTCCTAATACAGCAGTAAGTGCTGTGCTATTACCGTTTGTTAATGTCCTTGTAACTTGATAGTCTACATTTATTGTGTTTGCTATGCTTTGTGTTCCTGCGTAGTTGCCATCAAAACCTGTAGCAATATAATCTTTTATTAAGTTGCTTATCTCAAAGTTTACATAAAACCCAAACTGTCCTACTGATGAAGATGATAGTGTATAAGTGGGAGTTATTGTATGCCCCATAGAATGTGCTGTTCCTGCATATATCTCTATATCTAATTTAGCAGATGCTAAGTCTGCATGAAATACATTTACAAAGTATGGGCTTCTTACGTTTATTTTAGCCATTTGTTATTATTTTATTTTATTTAATTCGTCTTCTAATCCACTCATCCAAGCTGTTAACAGGTCATCATCAAACTCATTCATTACGTTGTTTACTGCTCTGTCTATAAAGTTGCTACCAGAATAACCAAATCTCTTTATAGCCCCTTTTCTGTATATACTGTTCGCAATAGCTT